AGATTGTCACCTTCAATCTCTCCGCGCCCAGCCCGTTGCGCCAGCTCTTCCCCAAGTTCCTGTATCGCGCCACCTTCTGCATGTACGTTTCGTTCTACAAAAGCAAGTGGTGCGGATACTCAGGGCCGCTCACGAATTGCGATGGCACCTATGACGGCGCGAACGGATGCCAGGTGCATAACAACGCCAGCCGCTTCGGAGCCTTCCCAGGCATCGGCACCAACGGCACCGTGCTGGCGGCGCAAGAATGATAGCGCCGCTGCCGTACTCTCTTTGGTCCGATCTGCTGGGCAAGCCGTGGCGCAAGGATGCGCGCGGGCCGGAGGCTTACGATTGCGTCGGCCTGATGCTTGAGGTCGAGCGCCGCATTGGCAGAGACATTCCGCAATACGCCAGCGAGGTCAGCGAGCTGGCCCTTGCGCTGGGCGCGTGTGAGCGCGTGGCGCATGAGTCTTGCGCTCTGCCCGGCGATGCAATCCTGCTCACGTCCATTCATCCGCGCTGGCACATCGGCGTGGTCTGCGGCGGCGGCTATATGTTGCACTCGCGGGAAGGCGCGGGGGTGCTCAGAGAGCGGTATAACTCGTTTCCGTGGCAAGCTCGAATTGAGGGCTTCTACCGATGGAAACAAGTATCATCCGTTGCCTGAATGCTTCGATTGTATCTATCGCCGAGGCTGCTCCAGCGCCGTATGTTTTACCTGAGCTGCCGAACTCGCTCAGCCTCCGCCCTGTCCGCATTATCGAAAATCTGAATCCCTTCCGCATCGAAGAGCGCCGCGTAACTGAAATTGCTCCGCTCGACAATGAGAGCGTGGCCGCGCTCATCGTCCGCGCCGGAATTGTACTCGACGATTACAAGTGCAGCCTCAACGGTGCGCGCATTCCCGATGAAGAGATGGGGTCAATAGCGGCGAAGCCTGGCGATGAGATAGTTCTCTATCCGCGCGCCGCCGGCGGCAAGATGTGGGAAGCGCTCAGCATGGCGGCGCTCATGGTGATCGTCGCTTGCTTCACCGGCGTGGGCGTCGGCTTTGCCGGGTTTGCCGCTGAGATGGGCATGTCTGCCGCGGCCGCCGGTTACATCGGCGCCGGCGCTCTCATGGCTGGCTCCATGCTCCTCTCGTGGGCCTTTTCTCCCGGCCAGCCCAACGCTCCCGCATGGAGCGCCACTTACGACCCCACCGGTCCCAAAGGCCTCGCGCAGCCCGGCGTGCCCGTTCCCAAGGGGTGCGGCATCATGGGATGGTGCGGCAACGTCATTTCGTCTTACATCAGCTTCGACGGTAAGGACGCCTATATCAACTGCCTCGTCTGTTTCGGCTGGGGCCGCGCCGTCAGTATTTCCAACGTGCTCATCAATCAGCAGCCTATCTCCGTTTTCAAAAACTGCTCTTATCAAGTCCGCCTTGGAACCAACAATCAGATACCTGTCGATGGCTTTGACCGCACCGTCAACGGATACCCTGTGGAGCAGGATCTGCTGGTTGAGAATGGTCCGATTGTCGTGCAGGGCACTGGAACGAACGTCCAGGGCCTCGACATCACTGTCAAGTTTCCCACCGGGCTCTATCGCTGCACCAAGGATGGAAATGACATTCCCATCCAGTTCATCTACAAAATTGAGGTTTCCCCGCACAACCTGAATACGTGGACTTCTCCACTCTTCGCCAACAATACGCAGACCGTCGCCACCACCCACGCGAACGGCACACAGACATGGCCCGCATGGGTTGTTGTGCCCACGGACCGCTTCGCCGGTTCCGGCATCGTCTACGCCAGCGACAACGGCACACACACCCCCGGCGATCCATGGAGCAGCACAGAGACGGTCACCATCGTCAACATGAACACGTCCACCACGACGACCTCCGCCACCTTCGTGGGAGAGTGGCAGCCTTGCGATCCGAATCTCAACCAAGCCCTGGTCACGAATTGGCGGGATGGATACCGCATCGTTACCAACTGCACCACGTCCGCATTTTTTGACACGGTGAGCATTTACGGCCTCACTGCCGGGCAGTGGGATGTGCGGCTCACAAAGATCGGCTATAACTGCCAAGGCAATGACGGCATCGGCATCGTGTATGACGATTCCATATCCTCGCAAAACATCGCTGACGGATGGTTTTGGAACGTCAACGAGATTTTCTGGTCGAATCTTTCGTACCCCAACATGATTCTCGTAGGCGTCAAGGCTCTGGCCACCTCACAGTTGAACGGCGGTAGCCTTCAGATTATGGCCACCATCACGCATGACATTGGCGAAGACACTGTGATCCCCTCCGCGCTGGCCAGCTACGAGCACGATAATCCAGCCATCGTCTGCTATGACATGCTCACCAATCCCCTTTACGGCATGAACGTCGCGGCCAGCCTGATAGATCTGCCAGCCTTTGCCGCATGGGCCGCCTTCAACGATGAACTGGTCACCAATCAAGACGCCACCATGGTTCGCCGTCACGTCTTCGCGGGCGCATTCGATCAGGCCGGAGACGCGTGGCACGCCCTCCAGATCATTGCCGGCATGAGCCGCGCCATTATCCTCCAGATCGGCATGCGCTATTCCGTTATCATCGATGGGCCCGCCGATCCGGTGCAGCTCTTCACGATTGGCAACACAAAAAAAGACAGCTTTTCAGAGCAATGGACGGCACTCGATGACCGCTGCACGCTCATCGAGTGCGACTTTGCCGACGCGGCGCGGAATTACCGCATGGATCTGCCCGTCTCTGTGATGACTGAGACGGATATCAACAGCGGCCTTCAGCCGAAGCCGGCGCGTACAAAGCTGACCGGATGCACGAACCGCGATCAAGCCTGGCGCTGGGCTTACTTTCATCTCATCTGCACCAAACTGACTCTGCGCACGGTGCAGTTCAGCGCGCCCATCGAGGCCGTATGCTGCCAGCCTGGATCCGTGATTGCTCTCCAGTCAGATGTGGTGCAGTGGGGCATGGGCGGACGCGTGCAGTCCGGTTCCACCCAGACCGTGCTCAACGTCGAGCGCACTAATCTGACCTTTGCGCCCTCGGCCGGATGGACCGTGAGCGTGCAGCATCCCGTGGTGCAGCGTGGAAGCGCAACCATCTCCTCCGTGGTGGGCTTGACGATCAACATGACCGCGCCGCTGCCGGCGGGGCGCATTGTCAAAGCGGTCGCGCCGGATAAAACAGAGTACATCGTCACCGGGTACAGTGGCTCCGCGCTCACGCTGGCCATCGTGACCGGCCCGTCCGCCGCCGTGCCTCTCGCCGCGGGCCAGGTGGTCACGCTTTACGACGCGAACGTAATTGACAACCTCGACGTCACCGGCGTGACGGTTGGACCTTTCGGCTCTCAAGTTGCCGTCGAAGGATCATTCTCCGCCGTACCGGTCACCGATAGCGCATGGGCCTACGGGCAGAGCGCCGGGGCTCAACCCGCCAAACTTTTTCGCGTTGTGAGCCTCAAAAAATCCGGTGACTTCAACTTTGCCATCACCGCAGTCGAATATAATGCGGCAGTCTATGAGGATGTGGTGCCCAAGTATGGCGCGATTGTGGGCGTGCCGGATGCCACCCCGGCCATCACCAATCTGACGTTGACAGAGCAATACCAAAATGGCACGCTCACTGGCTCCAGCAACTCAGCGCTCGTGGCAGTTGGCTGGAAAAATGGAAACACCGCCGTAGGCGCGCAGGTAAAAGTGCAGGCGGGCGCGGGCGGCGCATGGAATATCATCGGCAACATCCAAGGACAGGGATGTACCTTTGTGGGTTACGTCGGCATCACTTACAACGTGGCTGTGACCGGCTTTGATTGGCAGGGGAATATGCTGGGCCAGGCCGTGACGGCATCTATCACAGTGGAGGCCGCAACCAATGCCCCCGCCAACGTGACCGGATTCACCGGCGTAGCTACTGCCGTAAGCCCCGCGGTCCTCACTTGGAATGCCGTTCCTGGCGCGGATCATTATGAAATCCGCTGGGCGCAGCAGGTTCCCCCCTCCACATGGGATACCTCCGCCGTGCTATGGGATGGAACCACAACCTCTTGGACCGATACTGTCGTCCGCAGCGGCGTCTACATGATCGTGGCTGTGAGTTCCGCGGCCACCGGCAGCGTGGAAAGTATTACCCCGGCCCTATGGGTAAGCACTTCTACCGCAACCCCAGCCATGATTCAGGCGGGTTGGCAGATAGCCTCGATGGGCTCGATTACAGGCTCTGGCGCCAGCGCAACCGTCCCAACACCATCGGGATTTTATGAGCCGGCGAGCGGCCCGTCAGTGACCATTGCCGCAAACTCGTTTTCCGCGTCTTGCCAGTCGTCAAATACGAATGCCAATCAGTTGTATTGGATGTGCATCTCGCGGACCACCGGCGTAACAACATGGGCGCCCTATACCTTGCTTCCCAACGGTGATCCCGATACCTCGATGATTCAAACGCAGATCACCGCGCAAGAACTTATCATCAATGTCACGGTCGCGTTCGCAGTGCAGGGACCCCCAGGAACGAACGCATCCTTTGCTGGCGGAGTAATGGCGGTTTGGTCCTGGGGATAAGTGCCTAACTTGCGCGATGTGTCTCATTATGAAGGCATGAGACTACGCAAGGTTTTAACTCTCTTTCTTTGCGCGCTGGCTGTTACAGTGGCCAGCGCACAGACCGTCAACCTCACCGCCTCGAATATCAAGACGCTGGCCGGAGCTACGTTTACCGGCAAGCTCTGCATGGTGCCCGCCAACAATACCGGGGCGGTGGTCAGCTTTCAATATGGCGGCGGAGGCCTAGGCGTCACTCAGCAGGTTTGCTGGCCGGTCACCGCGGGCGCTCTGCAATCAGCCGTCACGGTTCCCGACACCTACCAAACCATTCCACAAAATCTCTGTCTCTATACACAGTTGATCGACCCGACCCAGCCCCTGCAAAGGCGTGTCGTGGGCAGCTTACCGTGCCTTCAGCCAGCCAGTTCCGGACAAAGCTGGTGTAGTGGATCGGGCAGCTCGACCGTATGTGATCTCGATAACTATATCCCAGCTTCCACCCCGTTGACGCTCGTTGTGGCCGGTCCTGCTGGCCCAACCTTCAATGGCGGAAGCGTATCTAACCCGATTATTCTGCCCGCAGATCCCGTTCTTGAATCTCAGGCCGCAACCAAGAACTACTCCGACCTGCATGGCGGCGCGGTGGTCAACGCGACGCAAGAATATGGCTGCGTTCCGTTGACCTCGGCCGAGTACGCAATTCAAAAGGCCTCGGGCATCTGGATTGACCTGCACGGCACGACAGCCTGTCTCCAGAGCGCGATCAACGCATCATGCAATGGCTCTTCTTACGCGTACAAACCTCGGCTCATGCTTGAACCTGGCGTTTATGTCGTCGGTAATTCCACGACTGAAGGGCTGTCTGAAAATAGTTGTGTTGTGGATCTGCGCGGCAACGGTCGGGCCGCAGCCCTTATTCAGCACGCTACCGGCGCGCTGGTAGAGAACGCCAGCGGCACACCCTACACTGTGACGGTGGCCGGTGCATGGAATCCTTCCACGGCCTATTCCGTCAATCAGATGGTCAGCCGCCAGAGCCTCTCCTATGTGGCCACCGCAGCCAACACGAATACGGACCCATGGACTGACGGCGGCGCGCATTGGGTGCATGTGTATAGCCGCGTGCTTCATATTGCAAACCTGCCCGTCGGCACTATGGACCTGATGCAGGGCGGCTTGTGGGATCTGGCGATTGGCGGTACATCCACAACGACCGCGTTGCTTTCCAGCGATGCAAACCTCGATGTTCCTTTCACGATTTCAGGCGCGCAATTCAGCGGATCGGCAACCGGCATTGAAAACGCAATCGAAGCTCCCACCTGGCTCAATTTCCACGTTGACCATTCCAGATTCGATTACATCGGCGGATACGCCGCCGCCTTTCAGGGGATGCCGTCTGCCGTAGCGTCGAATCCGCAAGACCTCAAAGCTGCTTTTGATTTCGTGGACGACACATACGACAACGGCAGCGGCCAGGCATCGCACGGAAACGGCGTCCTGTTTGTGAATGAAACCTCGGCCAGCTCAGGAACAAACCCACCAACAGTACCGAGCGGGCTGGCGCCGATTTACTGGAACTCCGGAACCGTGAACTGGCTCAATGGACGAATCGAACTGAATCAGCCGCTGAACACCTATGCAACGGCGGCCGGGAATATGCAGCGGTCTCTCTTCCGGGTGCTTCAGACGGGATTCACGGGCACCTCCCCGCTTGTGACGGTTGCCCTGGATGGATCGCCTATCGCCGGTTACGCCAGCCATCAGTACAACTCGAAAATCGTCTCTTCAGATGCAGGCGAGGTTGGCTTCGAGTCAACCGCATCGTCTTTTCAAGGCTTCAACGAGCTGAATAATAACGACGCGGGGACTGGTTTTGAAGCGATTCCTGTAAGACTTAATAACTCATATGTCCTGAATCACACTTCACCTTACGCTGGCCAGTACAGCACCTTTCATTTTATCGACCAGCTTCTCGGAATCAACTTGACAGCTACGACAACCTCGCAGCTATCAAGCTTCTCGGGGTGGCTGACTACAGGCTCTCTCGTCTTCAACAAGACCGGCATCGCCGGTACGGCAAACTCCGCACTTTATCAGGCGAATTGCCCAACATCCGGGGCGGGTGAAACTTCCGTGTTGAACACGTTGACGCCGACAGCTACCATCGCGGCGGGGTCTACGGCTCTCACGCTCTCTGGCGCGCCATCGGATTGGATTGCTCCGCAGTTTGGCGTTGACGTTGTGGGTGCGGGGGCCTCCGGCGCAGACCTCTACGCCAATATTTTGCACGTTGATGACACTGGACTGATCCTGACTCTGGACACGGCCGCAACGACAGCGGTCTCCGGCGCGATTGTCAAGAACACGGTCTGCACGCTCTCGCCTGTGTCGCCGATGGAGAATCTGAATACGCAGACCTTCGATGTGCAATTTGCCATCGGCGCAAACACTGGCACGAATGCAATCCCCATCACGGTGAACTTGTCGAGCCTATCAAACTATTCGCAGTTTGGCGTGTCGTTCAAGGCTACGCTCAGCTCGCAATATCCGGCGCGCACGGTGCTTGGTTACGACGGCTCTGGAACGCAGGGCGGAATGCTGCTCTGGCAGACCGACACTGTGCCAGATATTAACCAGCAAAACTATCAGTATATGTATCTCACGACGCCGGTAACCGCGGCAGGTCAGTTCACGATTTACATTGTGAACACTGACCCGACTTATGCCCGGCAAGGTGTCGTTCATCTCCAATTTTTCACTTATGACACGAACTACAGTCAGAAGCAGGTTGTGAGTGTGACTGCCGGAACGCCGGTTGCGCTATCCTCGGTGACTCCCACTCCTGTTCAAGCGCCCTGGCAGACGCTGGGTCCGACTACAACCAATACTCCTACCACCGGAGATAACAGCAAGAGCCTGGCAACAACGGCCTTCGTCCAGAACACCCTTGCCAACAATGGCGGGTCTACCACTCTTTGCTCGTTTCCAGCGGAATCCTCTGCGGTCACGGGAACCACGGCGGAAACCAATGTAGACAATTGCGCAGTTCCTGCCGGTATGATGGGAACAAAGGCGCGGATCGAGATTCACGCAAATGTTGTAGGCGGGTCCAGCAATACCGGGTCCTGCACTTTGCGATTACGCTGGGGCACTGCATCCGGCAGCACGTCGGCAACCCAAATCGGCGGCGTTGCCACTTCCACCGGCGCAAGCAAGCTCGCGTATCTTGACCAGAAGCTGCTCAATGCGGGGTCAACAAGTTCGCAGGTTACGCCTTATTGGGGCTATGGAAATGGCGCGTTGACAACAAGCGTCGGCTCAACGGCCACCATCAATACCTCAACTGCGACGGGCTATGTCATCGTCAACCTGGTCAACAGCGTATCGGGCGATAGCTGCTATGTCTATGATCTGGACGCTGAGTTGTGGCCACAGGGATAACGCCGCGCAATTGCAAAACCGGGCGCAGATTATTCCAGTTTCTATTCCAGCCAGGGCGGCCTTCGAGCCGCCCTTTTTGCGCGCTTTCCCGCTTTCGACTCACGATGAAACTGTAAGTAATCATCAACCGGAGGGTGAATCATGAGTTTGCAGTCTATCGGGAATTTTTTCAAGAAGCTCGGGGTGAACATTAAGAACGCGGCAGTTTACCTGCCCACTCTGGAAATCAAGTTCAGCAAAGCCGTGAAGGATGCGCAGAGCGATTCCGCCGAAACTATCACCACTGGAAAGCCGTTCATTTCCGCCATTGCTCTGGCCTCTGCGAATATCGCCATTGCCGCAGATCAGAAAGGGGTGAACTGGGTGAGTGATACCGCCGCGGTGGAATCGGTAGAGGCCGCATTCAAACTGTGGCCGCCCTTTTGGGCGGCTATCGAAAAAGAGGGAACAGACCTCAACGGCGATCTCAAGTAACCTGATCCCTAAAAGGATCGCAAAGGCCCCGTATTCGCGGGGCTTTTGCTTTTATGGGCATAGTGAATACAGGAGTGATCGTATGGCCCCCAGCGAATCGACGGCATTGACAGAACTAATCGGTGAGGTTCGTGATTTGCGCGCCGATCTGCGCGTCTTTCAAACCAAGCTCATGGGCGACGATCAGACCGAAGACGCGCAAGGCCGCATCCCGCGCATTGAGGCCACGCTGGCCGATCATGAAAAGCGCATCAAGCGCGGGGAGAGATTGGGGTGGGCCGCTCATGGCGCTGCCTGGCTTGGGGGTGTATTGGCTGGGGCTGTGGGCGCGGTTTATTACATTTTCGGAATCATGAGGCACTGATGCCAAACCAATATCAGACGGTTTCTCTCCAGCAGAAAAAAGAGATGCGCGCGCTCCGCGCCAAAGGTCTATCTTCGCGCGCAATTGGAAGGAAGCTCAAAATCGACGCCACGGCAGTGCTGCGATATTGGAACACGCCGGCAGAGGATGCTCCGAAGGCTCCGGAACTGGTCGAGGCAGACATTCACAAGCGGCTGAGGCAAAGCCCCGCCACTTTGAACGATCTTGCGGAAATGATGGGCATGACAGCGCCGTCGGTCCGCCGCGCGGTGGGACACATGAAAGAGCGCGGCATTTTGCTCACTGAGCACCCCGGCGAAATTTTCGAGGCCGTGTCAACCGTCAACATCGCTCCGGGCCGTTTTGAACTCCACGCCAAGCCCGGCGAAGAGCAGGTCTATGGCGTTACCTCAGACAATCACCTGTGCAGCAAGTACGCGCGGCTCGACGTGCTCAACGCGGCGTATAACCATTTCGAGCGGCGCGGCATCAAGCACGTTTTCAATGCGGGCAACTGGATAGACGGAGAAGCCCGCTTCAACAAAACGGAGCTTCTGACCGCGCCGGGCATGGATAATCAGCTCGACTATCTGATTGACAAGTTCCCGGTCCGGCGCGGCATTACCACACACTTCATTGCGGGCGACGATCACGAGGGCTGGTATGCCCAGCGCGAAGGCATCGAGATAGGACGCTATCTGGAAAACCGCGCCAAGGACGCCGGCCGCCACGATCTGCACTACCTGGGTTATGCGGAGGCCGATGTCGCTCTGCGATGCGGCTCTGGGGCCGCTGTGGCTCGCGTGGTGCATCCCGGCGGAGGCTCAGCCTATGCCACAAGCTACACGGCGCAGAAGCTCGTGGAGAGCTATCAGGGAGGAGAGAAACCGCAGCTTCTTATCATCGGCCATTACCACAAGTTTGAGTATGGATTCCCGCGCGAGGTGCATTGCGTTCAAGCCGGATGCACGGAAGATCAGAGCCTTTTCATGCGCAAGAAAAAACTGGCCGCGCATGTCGGCTTTCTGGAGATGCGAATCACGCAGGATGCCGCCGGCATCATTACCCGCTTTGGAGTCGAATGGTTTCCATATTTCGACCGCGGATACTACGAAAAGAGGTACAAATAATGGCACAACCAGCACAGATGAGCGCCGCCGGCCTGGCGCTGCTCAAAGCCTCCGAAGGATTCCGGGCTAGCGCATACCTTGACGCGGTGGGCTTTCTCACTATCGGCTACGGCCATCGCATCCTGCCCACCGAGAAGTTTCCCAACGGAATCACAGAGGCGCAAGCATCCACGCTCCTGGCCGCCGATGTTGTCTCCGCGCAAAACGCAGTATTGCGCCTCGTCCATGTGCCGCTAACCCAGGGGCAGTTCGATGCGCTCGTGGACTTCACTTACAACCTCGGCGCAGGAAAGCTCAGCGGCTCGACACTGCTGCGCGATCTGAATGCCGGGCAATATGCCGCCGCCGCTTGCCAATTGCTTCTCTGGGATCACGCTGGCCCCAGGGAATTGGCCGCGCTCAAGAGCCGCCGCGAGGCGGAGTTCAATCTCTGGCAGGGAAAGCCCCCCGCCGCCTGATTTTCATTTGTATCGTACGATTCAAAACTCAAAGGAGAAGTATGCCTGTAAATTGCAAAACTGAGAAAGCTGTCTTTGAGGACGGAAGCACACGGTCTGTGCTCAAAGAGCGTTATGATTTGATTCCCAAAGTCGCCATGGCTGCCCTCGCGCGGCGGCTGGCGTTGGGCGCTAAAACACATGGAGAAAACAACTGGCGTTGCGGCGGCGTCGAATTCCGAAAGGCAAGCATCAATCATCTGATGCGTCACTTGCTCGATTACATCGAGCATGGCAACGCCAACGATGACAACACCGCGGCGATCATCTGCAACGCTGCATTCCTATGCCACTTCGAGGCCAAAGAACCATTCCCTGGCTGCGATCCCATCACGCCCATTCAGCCTATGACGCACGCGAGGCGGGCAGCTCGCTGATGGTTGGGGGCGGAATCACGCGCCGTCTCGACTTCGGCTCGATAGCCAGCAGCGCCGCGTACTTTACCCGCGTGCGCTGATGCGCGTAATACTCCATCATTTTGCGCCCGACGTGCCCGGCGATGGCGATTACCGTCTCCGGGTTCACGTCATTTTCCAGCAGCCGCGTGATGCAGTGGTGCCTCAGATCGTGCGGCTTCAGATCCACAAACCCCGTCGCCTGGCGCAGCTTGTCCCAGCTCTTGCGTAGCCAACTGCGCGATGCGGGCCGCGTGGGATCGAACTGATTCCGAAGCACGCGGAACGGGAAAAGATAATGATCCAATTCGCATGACCCCAGCTTGAGAGCCCGCTTGAAGCATTGCTCCACCGCCCATTTTGCCTGGCCGTTCAGCGGAATCTTGCGCGCTCGGTGGCCGTTTTTCACACTATCCTCCGGGATGTAAATTTCCGAGATCCCCTCATGAGTCAGACAAAGATTTTTGAGCCGCAAACCGCGCAGTTCGAGCCCCGCGGCGCTGGTATTGATTGTGATGCACGCCACCCAGTAGGCCAGCGCGGCCTCGGGGTGATGGGATGCCACTGCGAAGAGCTGTTCCTCT